AACTAAGATGGCTAAGAGAACTGATGCACGACGCATCCGTGCGTATTACAAAAAACATCCAGCAGCCAAGCCGAAAGATGTAGCGGCAGCGTTGGGGGTCAACATCGCCAATGTGTATTACGTGCGAAAGACCATGCGAGATAAAGATGTGATCGACCTGACTATTGCAGGTTCCCCGCTGCGCCCTAAGACACGGTTACAGGGTTCTAGTATGAGAGAGCAGTACGAGTTCGGTAACTCTAATGTTGACCTTGTGAATCATCCACCGCATTACACGACGGGCGGCATCGAGACGATTGACTTTATCGAGGCCAAGAAGCTCAACTATAACTTGGGCAACGTGGTGAAGTATATTACACGAGCCGATCACAAAGGTAGTCGTGTAGAGGATTTACGCAAAGCTAAGTGGTACTTGGAGCGAGAGATTCTCTCTCAACACATCTAACCTGTTTAGCGTCCTAGCCCTGCTAGGACGCTATTTTTTTGTCTGTTTGGAGCCCTTAATTATGTTTTGCCAATGCGGTAATAAAAGATCAGCTGTGATCAACACAGTAAAAATGGATAAAGGAATAAGAAGACAACGCCGCTGTACTGGATGCAATACGAACTTCTATACGTTTGAATCCTTATATGAGAAACCAGTGACTGAGAAGATTAAGCCGGATGCGCGGGGGTTGTATACGAAACCTGCTGTTGCGCAGATCAACAAAACAAAGGTTGAGATACGTCGTCGCATAGAAGATCGTGTACCGAGTTACTTCATCGAGGATGACTATTAATAAGTAAAGTTCAATTAGTATTTTTTTCTTGATTGAGGAGTACAAAGTGCGCGATGATTTGATCAGGATGGCACACGAAGCAGGATTTCAGTTTCATCGATACGAAGGCAACGTGCGCGAGTCAGTAAATAGTTTGGAAAAGTTTGCGCAGCTAATTACTTTGGCAGACCGCGAGAGGGTAGCTGCATTAGTTGAACAGATGGGCATTGAAGGCTACGGCACATTGGCTATAGCCGCTGCGATAAGGGGGCAGAATGAGTGAGTGGAATGGATGGCCTAAAACAAACAGAGACGAGCACATTACTTTCTTGAAACATAAAGAAGCATTTGAGCATACAGAAGTCATGCGCATCACCAGAGATGGTGTGTTCGTCAATCCTGATGTTGTTGTGGATGATGCCGCAAAGACGGTGCTGGATGCTTTGGATGACCAGATCAAAGTGCTGGTGCAAAAGGCTGTGGAAGCGGAGCGCGAGGCTTGTGCGGCGTTGTGCGACAAGATATCTGATGAGGATGGGTTCGAAGGCGGCTACGCAGATCGTTGCGCGTTCGCTATCCGCGAGAGGGGTGCGCCATGAAACGAATATGCCCACCTTGCGATGGCGAATGTAAACAGGGCAGGGATTGCCCCGCAGATGAACTAAAAATGTTTGTCATTGAGAGGCTCATACAAATTGCTTCTGACACAAGCACTTCACCAGAACCTAAGATAAAAGCTTTGGGTTTGTTAAATCAAATAGCATCAGAACTAAAAGAGAAGAACACATGATCCTGAACAAAGAATGTTACGAGCGAGGCTGCGCTGCTTACGATGACAGAGTAGATGAGGGCGTTGTATTAACAAATGGAGGACACATGAAAGCATTTCCAAATAGGCAGTTATACGGCGATACCGAAGGCATGGACTTGCGCGATTACTTTGCGGCGAAGGCTGTACATAGTTTTCTTATCGGGGCATTCATGGAAGGGAGAGATATTACCTACAAAGACATGGCTGAAGAAGCGTATTACATGGCAGACGCAATGATGAAAGCGAGAGAACAGCGTGACTGAAGAAGACAAAATTGCAGCGAACTTTGCTACGTTTCATACCGCTAACCCATGGGTATATACACGCTTACGCGAATTGGCCTTAGCGATGCGTCGCGCTGGAGTAAATCATTATGGCATCAGTGGTCTGTACGAAACACTGAGGTATGAGGCGTCATTAACTTCGCGTGATACAGAAGGCTTTAAGCTGAACAATAATTATGCTGCATTGTATGCGCGGATGCTTGCGCAGAACGAAACTGAGTTAGAAAACTTTTTCAAGTTCCGTGTACGCAGACCGCGTGGGACACAACACTTAGCACCATCCGTTGACGCATGGGATAACGCACTATGAATGAAGAAAGAAAAATCCGATACAGCAACGGCTGCATTAAAGAAATTGACATGCCGCCCCTTTTGAAGAAGTACCCGAAGAAAAAAAGATTAGTGCGGGTAGTTAGTAGTGATATCCTCGGAGACCTAGAGCGCGTATTCGTTCCGTTTGAGATCGAGTGCTACGACAAAGAGACAGACACCACTTTTATGCGGCAGATGCTGGTGGATGCAGTGACAGGCAGCATGTATGACAAGATGACAGGGCAGTGCTTGAGTTCAACGCGGTTAAGACTAGGGGATTGATATGCTAAATGAGCAATGCCAACTGATGCTGAAAGAGGGTCACAGACGGTTTACTGAGACGAACGACAGGAGACACATTGACGACGCTATTAATTTAGTTAGGTCAGTCTCACCAAACAGTTTCTTCCAAGGCGAGAAAGACCGCAACCTAGAAAAGCGCGTGTTCTTCCATGAGCCCTACGGCGCACACTGGTCAGGCACGTACATTAAACCGTACGGGACAAAATGATTATCGACACCATCAACTACAAAGCTGTTTGGGCATGGCTTAACGCAGTCTGGGCTAAGTCGTTTATTTCTATCCTGCTGTTTTTGCTTGGTCTATGGATAGGAACTGTTCAGACTGAGGGGCGGATCGCTGGTGACTGCAAGTTCGCTAATGCGTTCCGTGTGGACATACAGGCGTTCGCGTGTCAGAGGAAATTATGAGAGTCTTATCTGTTAGCTACAACCCCGAAACAGACGAAACCAAAGTTCATTTTAATGAAGAGTTTAAAAACGCAGATGTTCTTTTACAGGCAGACGTGTTGTCAGACATACTTGGTGACGTACAAGCGGTTTACAACGATAGAGTCAATGACTTGTACAAGGAAGTTAAAAAATGAGATACGAAGTCTACGACGATGAAGGCAATCTGTTCCGCAAGTTCTGGGACAAGCACAGCGCACAGCGATTCATGCAAGAAGGATGGAAGCTTGTGGTCAAAGATAAACAGCCGAAGCCAAGCGTCGAGACACACGGCGAAGCGAGATGGTAATTAATGAGTCTAATAACACTTGATTTCGAAACGTACTACGCCGATGGGTTTGGGTTCAAGAACCTGACCACTGAGGAATACGTGCGCGATAAGCAGTTTGAAGAAATTGGCATCGGCATCAAGATCGATGACGACCCCGCGTATTGGTTTTCTGGCTCATACGACGAGCTAAAAAAACACTTAACTGAACTAACCGATTGGTCAGACTCGGCACTTCTATGCCACAACACCCTTTTCGACGGGGCAATACTTGGTTGGCGATTTGGTATTCGCCCCGCTTTTTATTTGGACACACTGTGCATGGCTCGTGCGCTCCACGGCGTAGATGCTGGTGGCAGTCTCGGCGCGTTGGCTGAGAGATATCAGATCGGTGCGAAGGGCGACGAGGTAGTTAAAGCGTTGGGCAAGCGCAGGGCTGACTTCACCCCCGCACAACTCTCAGCGTACGGCGACTATTGCAAGAACGACACCGAGTTGACTTACAAGCTGTTTCATCTGATGGCCCCGATGTTCCCTGCGAATGAGATAAAACTCATTGATATGACGCTGCGCATGTTCATCGAGCCGGTGTTTGAGGTGGATGATGCGTTGCTGGTTCAACGGTTAGAAGACTTGCGGGAAGAGAAGAACTCCCTGCTGGCTACTTTGAAAGAGGAGTTAAAGTGCGATGATGAAGAAGCTGTCCGCAAAAAGCTTGCAAGTAATAAGCAGTTTGCTGCCCTCCTCCAGTCCCTCGACCCGCCCGTCGCGCCGCCACTCAAAATCAGTCCTGTTACCGGGAAAGAAACTTTTGCTTTGGCAAAGAACGACGAAGGTTTTATCGAACTGTCGAAACACGAGAATACACTTGTCCAGCAATTGTGTGCAGTCAGACTTGGAACTAAGTCAACTTTGGAAGAGTCACGCATCACTCGATTCATCGACATCGGAAAGCGCAATCGAGGACTACTACCCATCCCCCTTAAATATTACGGTGCACACACTGGACGATGGAGTGGTTCAGACAAAGTTAACTTCCAGAATCTTCCTAGCCGAGATAAAAAGAAGAAGACCCTCAAGAACGCCGTACTTCCACCAGACAACCACGTGGTCATTAACTGCGATTCCTCCCAGATCGAAGCACGGGTGCTGGCTTGGTTGGCAGGACAAGATGATGTTGTTCAACAATTCGCCAGCGGCGAAGACGTATATTCAATCTTTGCTTCCAAAGTCTACAACCGAACCATAACCAAAGCGAACCCAGAGGAGCGGTTCGTAGGTAAGACGTGCGTTCTGGGCTTGGGCTATGGCACAGGCTGGAGAAAGTTACAGCACACGCTGGCGACATCGCAGCCGATTAGCGTTTCCCTTCCCGATGAAGAATGTCAGGCGATAGTCAATTTGTATCGTGAAGTCAATGACAATATTATTTCTCTATGGAAAGAATGTGACGACGCGTTGGGCGAACTAGCTAACTGGGGCAAGAAGTCTGAGCCGTTTTATCTGGGGCAACATCAGGTATTGCAGGTAACTGAGGAGGGCATATCCCTGCCGAATGGTCTGTTCATCCGTTACCCGAAGCTGCGGTTCGACACCGAGGGTGAGAAGTCTCAGTACAAGTACAAGTCACGCAAGGGCGAGATCAGTATCTGGGGCGGGGCAGTGGTCGAGAACGTGGTGCAGGCGTTGGCTAGGATTGTAGTAGGCGAACAGATGCTTGCTATAAATGAAAGATACAGGGTTGTGCTGACCGTGCATGACGCAGCGGTAGTTGTCGTTCCAGAGGTTGAACGCGAGGTCGCGCAGAAGTTCATTGAGGAGAAGATGTCTACGCCACCGGATTGGGCTCCGACTTTACCCGTTGCATGTGAGGCAAAATGGGGGCATAGTTATGGAGAGTGTTAACAAATAAAGGTACCCCATGAATCCGATTACGTGGTCATTTTCCAGTTTGAAACAGTACATTAATTGCCCAAGACAGTATCAACAGGTAAAAGTTTTAAAGAGATATGAAGTACGGCCCACGCACCAGATGCTCTATGGCACAGAAGTTCACACAGCGTTGGAGAACTACACGAAGGATGGAACAGAGCTACCCCACAATTACAAGAGGTTTGCTCCCTTGGTTGACCCGTTGCTTGAGATCGATGGGACGCGCTATCCTGAGTATCGAATGGCGTTAGATATAAACAGACAGCCCTGCGCTTACGGTAAGGGCTACTGGGTAAGAGGGATTGTTGATTTAATGATCGTGTCAGATGACGTAGCGTTCATCGTTGACTACAAGACGGGAAGCGACAAGTACCCTGATTTAAAACAGTTACGACTGATGGCGCTGATGACGTTTGCACACTTCCCTGAAGTAGAAAGAATCAAAGCTGGTTTGCTGTTCGTGATGCACAACAACTTCATACCAGAGGAGTACGAGCGTAGTCAGGTCGATGAACTGTGGAACAACTTCAATCCAGACCTAGAGCGCCTAGCGTTGTCGTTTGAGAACGACGCATGGCAACCGAACCCGACACCGCTATGTGGCTGGTGTCCTGTAACAGAGTGCGAGTTTCATAGGACGAGATAACATGCCCTACGTAAATAAACCCAGACCGTACAAGAAAGAGTACCAGCAAGAGAAGGCTAGGAATGAACATCCTGATCGCATGGAGCGCCAACGTGCGCGTCGCGCAATGGATAAAAAAGCCAAAGACAACAACGGCAACGGTAAAGCCGACGTGCGTGAAGGTAAAGACATCGCACACCGAGTAGCTTTATCAAAAGGTGGTAGCAATGCTGACGGCGTAATGGTACAGTCGCCGTCGAAGAATCGCTCATTCAAGCGTAGCTCATCAAGCGCGTTGGTCTCTGAGACTAGCAAGCGAGAACGCAAGAAGTAAAGGCTTGCCGTTAGGTGTGAGTGGGCGGGGGGTTTTCGGAAGGTTTGTCCCCTCAAATAAACCGCATCAGTCAGCTAGTACTCCCCTTTCGGAGAAGTACTCCTAGGTACGGAGTTGACCGACTAGCCCCCGTAAGGGGCATAGTTTAAGTTTACAGTGAGGTTAAATTGAGTACGTTTAAGTTTACAGTGGTGGATGACACCGCCCTACAGTACACGGTTCCGAATGAATTAGCAGACGTGCTGCTACAGTACATCGAGAAGTGCGAGATACTCGACAGGGATGACAACAACACAACCCTGCTCACCTACTGGGGTATCAAAGAAGCCACCTTCCTTACGCAGACAATCGGCATCCAGAATGTGCCGTCCCCCATGCTGCGTGACTACGACTACCCCGGCTTGTACCGCCCGTTCAACCACCAGCGCGTGACTGCTGAGTTTCTCTCCACACGCCAACGCGCGTTCTGTTTCAACGAGGCGGGTACAGGCAAGACCTCATCAGTTATCTGGGCGGCTGACTATCTGATGAATCAGGGCATCGTCAAGCGTGTGCTTGTGGTGTGCCCACTAACAATTATGTACTCGGCGTGGCAAGCCGATGTGTTCAAGACAGCGATGCACCGAAGCGTGGGCGTAGCCTACGGCCCTGCGGCGAAGCGTAAGAAAATATTAAATGGTGAGTACGATTTCATAGTTACTAACTATGACGGTGTGGGCATCCTGCGGGACGAGATCAAGGGCGGTAACTTCGACCTAATCATTGTGGATGAGGCCAACGCCTACAAGTCAACCAGCACCGTGCGCTGGAAGACATTAGCTAAATTAATTCTACCTAGTACGAGACTCTGGATGCTGACCGGCACTCCTGCATCTCAGTCGCCGCTCGACGCCTTTGGCTTGGCGCGTTTGGTCTCACCAGACAATGTACCGAGGTACAGCACAGCATGGCGCGATAAAGTCATGAGCCAAGTGTCACGGTTCAAGTGGGTTCCCAAGTCAACAGCTAAACAAACTGTATTCGATGCGCTGCAACCCGCCATCAGGTTTTCAAAGGACGAGTGTCTTGATCTGCCGGAGGTCTTGTACCAGACCCGCGAAGTGCCGCTGACTACACAGGCAGCGAAGTACTACAAGGTGCTTAAAGAAGAGATGCTGATACACGCAGCGGGGGAGCAGATAAGCGCAGTAAATGCAGCGGCTAGGTTGTCCAAGTTGCTACAGGTTTCAGGCGGCGCGGTGTATTCGGATACGCGGGAGGTGGTGGAGTTCGATGTAAGTCCGAGGCTAAACGCGTTGCTTGAAGTGTTGAACGAGACAGAGCATAAGGTGATTGTGTTCGTGCCGTTCACGCACACGATTGAGATGTTGGCGAAGTTTTTAACCAATAATGGCGTCTCTAATGAAGTTATTAACGGAAGCGTATCCGGTAATGAGCGCACTAGGATTGTTAGCAAATTTCAATCAGCAGCAGACCCACGGGTGCTAGTCATCCAGCCTCAAGCAGCATCACACGGTGTCACTCTAACCGCTGCAAACACAGTTGTTTTTTGGTCTCCTGTTATGAGTGTAGAAACATACCTGCAATGTATCGCACGTATTGATCGCGTCGGTCAGAAGAATCGTATGACAGTGGTACACCTGCAAGGCTCAGAAGTTGAACGCAAGATGTATAAGTTGTTGCAAAGTAAAGTTGATTCGCATGAGCAGTTGATCGACTTGTATAAATCAGAACTTGAAGGGGAAATCTATGAAGGACATGAATGAATTAGTTAAAGCCTACTTGACTATTCGCAATGAGCGTGAAAAGATCGAGGCGGAATACAAGGAGCGAGACATGCAGCTAAAGGCTGACATGGCAATCCTTGAGCAAGAGATGCTGGCAGGATGCAACGACATGAAGGTTGAGAGTCTACGCACCGACAGCGGTACAGTAATTAAGTCATTAAAAGAACGCTACACCTGCGCTGACCGCGACAACTTCAATAAGTTCGTATTAGAGACAGGTGCAGTTGAGTTGTTCGAAGCGCGTTTGCATCAAGGTAATTTTAAAGAATTCATGTCTGAGCGGCACCATGAAGGTCTACCGCCCGGAGTGAATGTGATGCGTGAGTTCACCATCACAGTTCGTAAGCCCACGTCCCGTGTTAGTTAAATTTAGTAGAGGTTAACCATGAGTACAGAACTACAAACCATCTTGGCAAACAACCCGCTGATCATTCAGTCGGGTGTTGATGAGGACACCGCAGCCGTAGCAGGTGGCAGTGGTAATCAGACCAAGCGTCTATCCATCAAGGGCGGTGTATTCCGCAAAATGGTAGGCGGCAAAGAAGTAGGCAGTATCGAAGACCGTCATATGAACGTGATCTTTGTTCGTATGGCACACAGCGCGTCGCGTCAATGCTACGAGGGCACGTATGAGGAAGGAAAAACCGTTTCGCCAATCTGCTGGTCAAACGACTCCGTTAAGCCTGACGAGGATGTTGAGCACCCTTGTGCACCAACTTGCGATGTTTGCCCAAATAGCGCCAAAGGCTCAAACGATTCCGGTGTTGGCGCGAAATGCAAACTATCATGGCGCACAGCTGTCGTCCTGCCACAAGACCCGGCTGGTGATGTATTGGAATTCGTTATCCCCGCAGCTTCGACTTTCGGCAAAGAGGAAAACGGACGCTGGCCTTTCAAGTCGTACATTGGGATGCTTGCCAGTAACAACGTATCCAAAGGTCGCGTGGTAACGAAGGTGCAGTTCGACACTAAGGTGCAGTTCCCGAAAGTGTTGTTCTCACCAGCCGGTGCAGTTGACCCGAAGGACTATGACACCATCGCTGCACAAGGCAAGACCGCTGCTGCTGAAGCTGCTATTAAGCTAACCGTCTATAAGAAGAAGGATGGCGAAACAGTGGATGTACCAGTAGCAGAACCGACAGTCCGTGAATCAGTTAAACAACGCGCTGCGCCAAGTGCAACTGATGCGTCGGATGTCATCAAGAAGTGGACTAAGAAATAAGGAGCCCCATGTCGCGACCATATAGTACTAAGTTTCTCAGTGAGTTAGAAACCGCAGATGATTCATACCGCATCGGCTACAAGATGGCAAAGCTTTGTGTTGCAGCAAACCTCCCTGCCAAGTACGTAGGCGCTGCGTTAGAAATCTCACGCGCAACAATTCACAATTGGTTTCGCGGCGCAATACCAAGGGGTAAAAATCAAGACATGGCTTTAGCTTTCATCAGGCTAGTAGAGAAAGACTTGGCAACAGGAATACTGCCAGCCAAGTCCGTGAAGGAAGCTAAAGCCTACATCGAAGACATGATAGGGAAACCAATATGAAAAAACTGTTACTCGTAATCTGGGCGCTTACCGCCGCTGGTCTAGCTTACGCTGGATGCTCTTCACATAGCTACTCGTACAACGGACGGTTTGTGTACTGTACAACTTGCTGTGATAGTCACGGCAATAACTGCAACACTTTCTGCAACTAAGTAGCAGCACTTTGTACAACCGGGCAGAGCTTATGCTCTGCCCTTTCTGTCTCTGCGGATATGATAAAACAATTTTACGAGAAAGCATTGCCTTCGCAGGGCGTCTATTGTGTGGCACGAATCCATCCAAAGACGCACAAAATAACGCAAAGGTTTACGGAGAATCTTGATGAACTCGAAACTATTGCACGACAGTTTGCAGTGGGCGGAGATAACGTCTACGTGGCACTTGCGACCTTCGAAGGCTATTCAAGGAAGGCAGAGGACGCGCAATACCTTCGTTCATTCTTCATCGATCTCGATGTCGGAGACGGCAAAGGATACGCTGAAAAAGCAGACGCTCTTAGTAGTTTGCGAGAGTTCGTTGAAACACAAGAACTTCCTCCGCCGGTAGTCGTTGACTCAGGTACGGGCATTCACGCCTATTGGCTCTTTGACGAAGATGTCCCCGTAGCTGAATGGAAGCCCTACGCTGAGAAGTTCAAAGCGTTCTGCCTTGAGCACATACATATCGACCCCGTAGTAACCGCAGATGTTTCACGCATCCTGCGCTGTCCTGACACGTTTAATTACAAGACAGACCCGCCGTCACCCACAGCGGTGCTTACCGATGAAATATACACGTACTCGTTCGATGCGTTCAAAGACTTTCTTGGTGTAGAAGAAGTTAACGTAGCGGCAGCTGATGTCCTAAGAAGTATCCCGAAGGGGGTTGACGAAGAGACTAGGGCTCTTCTCAAGATGGACAACTACGAGACGGTATTCGACAAGATCGCAATGCGCAGCATGAAGGGGGATGGGTGTGAGCAAATCAAGTGGGCAATCGAGAACCGACGGACATTACCTGAACCAGTATGGACAGCTGTGCTGTCTATCGCACAGCACTGCACTGACAGAGATGAAGCAATCCACGCAGTCTCCTGTGACTACCCCGGATATAGCTGGGAAGAAACAGAAAAGAAAGCCCACCAGCGGCAAGGCAAGCCTTATTCTTGCGAAGTGTTTGACAACCTCAACCCCGATGTCTGTGATGGCTGCAAGCACAAGGGAAGCATCACCAACCCCCTCGCCCTCGGACGAGTCATCAAAATTGCTAAGGCGGAATCAGTTCGGGAGAACGAGGATACCAAAGATGTTTCAAAAAGCTTAATCGTAGATCACCCAAATTACTTGTTCCCATACTTTAGGGCAGAGAAAGGCGGCATCTACTATCAACCTCCACCCACTAAAGATAGAAAGGGCAAGGTAACTACGCACGATCCTGTCTTGGTTTTTGAGCACGAACTATTTCCGGTGGAGCGGCTTTACAGCAAGACGGAGGGCGCACTGATGTTGATGCGGTTGCTGTTACCGAAAGACCCACCTAAAGAGTTCTTGCTGCCGATCAGAATCTTGCAGTCAACGGATGAACTGAAGAAGTCTTTACTGTTTCACGACATCATTCCACTACCTCACTTGATGGTGCATCTCATGGGTTATTTAAATAAATGGGGAAAGTATCTGGCTAGTACAGTCCCCGCAGAAATTGTTCAGATGCAGATGGGTTGGACAGAAGTTGCTGCCGCAACTAAATCTTTGGGTGAGGAGTTTGTTATCGGAAACCGGATGGTTAAGCGCGATGGCTCCGTAGTGAAGGCAGCTACAGCCCCGATGATCCGTAGTATCGCTAAGATGTTTGAACCGAGAGGAACATTTGAAAAATGGCAAGAGTGTGTACAGGAACTGAATCGACCATCGATGGAGCTACACGCCCTTGGTGCACTCACCGGCTTCGGCGCGCCCTTAATGAGTCTGACTTCCACAAGTGGCGTAACTTTGTCGTACACCGGGGAATCGGGCAATGCGAAGACTGGTGCTTTGATGGCAAACCTAAGTTCGTGGGGGAACCCCAAGAATATGTGGATTTTGGAGTCGACACCAAATGGGTTACAAACGCGATACGTTACTTTCAAAAATATACCGTACGGTCTAGATGAAGCGCAGCAGACCCCGCCAGATGTTCTGGCTAAATTTGTTCACTCGATCTCGCAGGGCAAAGCCAAAGTCAGGATGATGGGATCGGTCAACGCTGAACGAGAGCACGAGCTAAACGCCTCATCTATCGCAATGCTCACCTGTAATCAGCCGGTGCTAGACATCATCATGCAGAAGAACAGCTACGCAAACGGACAGATGGCACGGATGATCGAGATAATGGTAGACAAGCCCCGTGCCATGATTGAAGACCCGTACTTGGGGCGGCGTGTATTCGACCCACTGAACGATAACTACGGTCACGCTGGAATCAAACTAATACAGGGCTTTTATACGTTAGGCGAAGCTGACTTGCTAGACCGGATAGCGTATTGGCTAAACAGGTTCCACAAGGACTTTGGCACGGATGACATCTACCGCTTCTATTCAAACTACATATGCGCGGTGTTCACAGGTGGCATGGTTGCTAACGAGTTCAAGATTGTGAACTATGACCTGAACCGGATTTACGACCGTGCGCTGTACGAGATGATTAACCTACGTGACAACGTAGTTAAACTGGGGCAAATGGACTATGAAGGGTTGGTCGGGGAATTCATCAATAAGTTCTATACAGGCTTTCTTGGCATCAACGACGGCAAGGTCACCTACGAACCAAGAACGTCTCTTGTCGGGCGTATTGATGTTGCCACGGGGCACGTCTATATCTCTAGTACAGAGTTTAAAAAGTATCTCTCTGAGAAACAAATTAGTACACGAGAGTGGGAAAAGGCCATGAAGGATAAAGGCATCCTGATGGGCACGAAAAAGATGCGGCTGGACTCAGGCTGGAAGGGCGCGTTCAGCATCCTAGACAAAAACATGAATGTGAACTGCTATGTCTTTGAAACAAAAATCCCAAGTTCTTTCTTTGGAACCGATGAATATAGAGGGGATGACGGAGGAACCTGAGTGGGTTTTTCCCTACCCTTACATGCAGCTAGGGGATAGTTTCTTTATCCCTACGCTGCGCCCTGCCCAGATGATTTACTTGGCTGACATAGCGGCTAAGAAGTCAGATATCCGTGTGAAGATTTTTACGTGTCACAAAGAAGGCCATCTGGGCGTCAGGGTGTGGCGTGTTGGTTAGAACTCATAACCCATAGCAGTGTACATATCGACAAGCTGCATTTTCAGTAAAGATGATTCCAAGCGATTAGCTTCCAGTAATACTCGTTTGGTAGCGAAGTCATAAGCAGAACTACGCCTAATTTCTTTAGCCGCGCTGCGCAACCGTTTAAGCTCACCATTGGCGTCGCTATTAAACCGCTTAACTAAAAATTCATCTAAAGGATTATCTTCAAGATGTTCGTAATACGCCGTAAGATTTGCTTCCTTCATTTCTTTTAGGCGATCTCGGCGCTGTTCTAGGTCTCTTTCAATCTTGCTCCATTTACGTGCGTCGTAATCAGAGCGCGTTCCGATAAAGCCGGAGAGGACTAGACTATCTTGCTTTAGCCGCTCCATGGCGGGGCGGTCGCCTTCTGTTCCAATTGTAAAGATATTCCATGTCGCAGAACCAGCTTTTGCTAAAGCATCCACGTAAGCAGAAGCAAAGAAGTACATCTCATTCGCGCCGAATTCAAAGCCGGTACTCTCGTATAGGAAGACCGCCGCATCTTTAAATATCTTCGGTATGTTGTCACCGCCTGTGTAAACGCTGCCATTGGGCCCCTGCCGATTGTTGTATATCTCTTGCCCAAGAGAGTTGTAGTTCATGGCGAACTCAACAATTGGTTTTAGCGGCGCTGGCGCAACCGTATCAATAATAAATTCGGCTGGATTATCTATTAGACTACCTCTAGATACTGGCAGTGGCAAAAACGAATCCATCAGGATTGGTATCATGTTAGCCAGCACCTCAGTGAATTTGGTATCAGAGTTGCCTAGCGAAGCGATCTGAGCGCCGAGAGCCGCGAACGCACCCATACCGAAGCCCCACGGTATAGTGATGATGTCGTTTACGCCATCACCAACGAAGAACCGCGCATCGCGCTGCCAACGGGTCATGTCATCAATCGCTACGCGGTTACGCCCAAAGTCATCTTCTCCGGCACCAGCATACGCAAGATAGTACATAGCTATACCAAACCCAAATATGGCAGCTGACGCATTCTTACCACGCACAGCTTGCTCAATAAACTTCTTATTGAACTCTTCTCGGTTGCCTTTGTTACGTAATTCTGTAGGCAATTCAGCCCACGCACGGTCGGCGGCAGCTTGGTAGCCGCCGAAAACAGAAGATATTGCAGGAGCTAGTGGTTCGATAACGCGCACTGCACCAGTAGCCGAGGCGTTAAAGAACATAAACCACGCGCCCATCTGCTGACCTTTTAGTCCCTTCTCTTCGAAGTTAGCTAACCCTTTGGCAAATGCAGCGGCGGGTTTGTTGGCGGCTTTCTCTGCTTCCGCACGACTTAAACCATCTTTCATAAACCTGCCAACCAACTCAGCTTTACGCATCTTGAACGCAGCGGCGCGGCTAGTAAATTCAAAGCCAGCCATGTACTGATCAAAAAACTTTACGACTTCGTCTTTAGCCTTTAGCGTTGTGCCAAGCGCAGTCGGTCTGTTTGCTAAGGCTAGTACATCACGGAACTGACCTTTAGCAGTGAAGCTACTGACGTAAGCAATGTCACCGCCGTTTTGCAGGTAGTCCACCAAGTCTCTAACGTGGCCTGACTTGTCGTTAGCTAATAGTTTCTTCAAACGTGGGTTCTTAGACGGATCGGCACCACCTTCGTAAAACGCGCCAGCTACTTTGAACGACTTGATAAACCCGTTAGACGTTACGTAGTTGGCAATCGAGCCAATGTAGTTAGATGCCGCGCCGGGGGTCATATCAACGCTGATGTTAAATGCGTTAGCCAGCATATCACGGACGAAGTTCTTAGGTGCGAACGCTACGTTAAAGCGGGTATGGGTTTGCCCCATATAGCCAGTAAAGGTGTTTAACTTATCTATGAAGCCGCTTCCGGTTTGATATGTTTTACGGATAGCGTTACGAAGTCGGTCGTTCTTAACTGATATAACAGCCACTTCACCGTCAGGCATATAGTGCAAGAAGACGTTCTGATTGTTCATCAGCTTAGCCAACTCTGCGTCTTCTTTCAGTTTGTACCGCTCTTCAAAAGAAACAATCTTTTCTACTTTACCAAGTATTTCACTTTGCGCTAAGTTATACAGGTTCTTGGTCACGTCTTTACGCCCGGAGCGAGACGCAGCAATCGACGCGTCAGCCATCATGGTCAGAATCGGGTTGTCAGGCAGCGTATAGCGCCCTTCCTGCGTATATTCTTTCTGCTGAAGTTCTCTGCCGAGCTTCTGTTCGCCGCCGTAGAACAAGTCAGCATCCTCATCAACTATGGGCTTGCCCTTGTATGTGACGTAATTCTTGTACCCGTAGAAGTCAACAAGGTTGTCAACCTGTGGCGACCAGTAATTAGCTTGCTTGTTGAGCATGATGGTAACGTCAGACAGGGCGCGAACCTCTGCCAAGATGTCGTCCATCATCTTCTTCTCAGTCTTATTCTGATTGAAGTAGTCGATATGCTTCTTAACATCCTCCGGCATAAGTCCTGCCAGAACGCTGTAATCAATGTGATCCCTGTCGAACAGCGGTACTTTCTTCGCGTCTTTACCCGGATCAAGGTTATTTTTGTCTGCAACAATATCGTCAAGCAGCTTACGATAGGCTTTGGCTATTTCTTTGGTCGTCGTGCCTAAATCCTTAGCTCGTTTAGCAAGAGTATCTTTTGAAGTAAGCTCGGAGAAGATATAGTTACGTGCTGTCGCTGGAGAAATTTTTTCTCCAAACCAATTAACATTCTCTGTATCAGAGCGCAGTGGCACTTTCCGTAGATACTTCACCGCACGTACCTCGCCCTCGTGCATCACAGTGCCATAAGCAGACAAGCGTTTTAGTACTGTATCGAGCGGCAGTCCGGTCTCTTTGACCATGTTGACCAGCATCTCGTTAATCTTGTTTAGACGCGGGTTGACGTAGGTGTTATCCAGATTACGAAAGTTACCCGCCGCAAGAGACAGCGAGTCATAGATGTTATTTGCCTTAGCCTCATCTTCAAGGACGAGCAACCCACTACGGTCTAGCTGGCGCTGAAAATCTTTTACGGGGTACTGTTCGTTCTGATACTGACGTGCGAGTTCTTTGAACCGCCCTGACAAACCCCCAGAGAACCATGACTTAATAGACCCAAAGAAACCCTTCGGTCTTTCAGGCAGTTTCTGCCCTTCGATAAATTCTTCCGTAGACTTGCCTGTGTACTCGCCCGCCTTCTTGGGCTCCCCACCCATAAACGAGACGCCCACAGCCCTGCCGGGGGTTTTAGCACCGGGCATAACTGGCCCTTGTACACCTTCTCGAACACCGTAAACATATGGGCCGGTGATCATCGTCTGAAGGTTCTCTAGGACTTGGCTAGATACACTGTCAACCTTGATACCGAGAAGCTGCATGACACGGATAGCAAACTCACGCAGTGCGTTAGGCACCTTGATGACTTTACTGAGCGGCGGGATCTTCGCCATATCAGCGACGAACTCTGAGTTAGAGAACGCCTCAGCGAGAAACTCTTTAAGGTTGCCTATCTCGTACTTCTTACCTAGCTTCTTCTGTACGTGAACTTGCAGCTTACTCAGGTTCTCAAGCGCAACGCGCTGTATAGGCGTCAAGTTCTGTGGGTTGTCTACCGCACGGTCAGTGATGAAGTGGGCGTACTCATGCAGCACTACGGCGTCCAACATCGCGTCGCGCGGCGCGTCTGGATCAATCGTAATCGTCTCAGTCGCAGGGTCGTACATGCCGGGGCGGTTGCCCTCTACCTTACCGATAACAACGGTTGGCTTTATGCCTAACTTACTGAGAACTGACTCAATCTGGGATGCGAATAGCTTAGTTGCCGGATCGGTATATCCTGTTTTGACAGCTTTTAGGATCGAGTTAGTATCCCCAGACCGCAGTGCCACCACAGTCTGTCGCTCAATTATTTTCTCGCTCTCGGTCTTCTCTGCGACCTTCACTGTTGTAACAGGCTGCGCCTTACCTACTTTGGGGGCGGCAACGGTCGTACCCGCAGCGGCAGCGGCCTTCTTCCGCGCTTCGCGGATGTCGGAAATACTCTTTTTGCCTAGCTTGCCTACAGCTTTGACTTCTGCGTTAAAAGTCTCTTTGCGCTTAGCCTCAACAGCTTGTTTCTGAGATTCGGATAAGGACTCAACAAACGCTTCCCGCGCCCCTCTTTTCTTAGTCGGCTTAATCTTACTTTTAGTAGCTTCGATAGCATTTTTAAAAGCGGTTTCGCGTTCGTTCTGAGTCATGCGCCCCAGAATGTCGAAGATCGTTACCTCTTCCGGTTTAGCAGACGGGATGCCCAGCTTCACATTCTCTTCGTACTTAGCTTTATTAGCTGTGTTCTCAGCTTTGATCTGAGCGGCGTAAGTGGTCTTAAGGTTACTTAGCGCGGCGTCAAACTCATCGAATGCTGTCTCGGCACCTGCATAGCTAATTGCCTCATCGACATTTTTTGGTGCTGCATCGCGGGTATTAATTTTTGCTTGAGCAAACGGCTTCTGCGCTTTAGTGAACCCTTCGGCGACCGGCGCGGCTTTTTCTTCTTCAAGCGTGATTACGCGCTTGGAGGGGGTGAAGGGAGCTTTTTCTTTTCTTTGCGCTTCTGTTTCGATGGCTTCAGTGGTTTCAATGACACTTGGCTCCTCCTTTGAGATTAGTTCACCATTTTCAAAAATACCTGTTTCTACACGCCCATCAGCAAACGTAAACGTACCTTCTCCATGGTATACACCGTTTTTAAACCCACCAATGTAACTATCACCGTTAGCAAATGTGTATGTACCCTGCCCATCTTGAGCACCGTCCTTAAACCCGCCGACATAGGTATCACCATCTATCCAAGTGAACGTACCTTGTCCGTTTGGAAGACCATTTTTAATTTCGCCGGTATATATCTCGCCGTCTTCGTAATTTAGTTGCCCTTCTACTTTTTGATCTTGCGTTCCACCAACTTGCGCACGGAATTCGTTTTTTGTAGCCTCACCTAGTTGATCCCATTCCAGAATGGATGGAACCCCCATTTCTAATTGTTTTACTGCATAGTCGTCGTAAAGTTGTTTTGCTTGTAGTTCTAGTGCAGCTGGCTGTGCTCCTTCTGCCGCAGCAAGTTGTGAAGTAAGTCCTCTAGCATCAGCCATTCCAGCGGATGTAAGTGCTTCAGTTCCTCCGGGGGCTCCTTCCAATTCTCGTGGAGCGCCAACAGCGCCAGACTGATCTGCTGCTGCGTCAATTCCAGTAAGTTGTGCGACATCAGAAGCCTCCTTTGCAGTTTCACCGGCAAGCGCAGCGCCTACTTGTTCAGGTGTAGTAACACCTATCGGTATTGTAGAGGGGGGTCTAGCGGCTTCTTCTGCCTGTGCTTGAACAGCTTGCGCGTCAGGAACTATAGCCGCAGCGGACTGTGCTGCTTGTTGTTGGGCTTGTTGTACTTCTAATTCTTTCTGGGCGGTCTCAGCAGCAAGAGCATTACGTGTCTCAATAGCCCCGATGCCCGCACCCGGAATAAAGCCAAGCGCCGCGCCAAGTGCAGCAGCACCGGCAACGCCTTTAGTTGGGTCGATCCGTGGGTCGTATTCTTGCGCCGCAGCGCGTCCAGAATACTCGGTGACGCCTTCTTCTACACCTTCTTGGAGTGCTTCAGACAAGCCGGTTTTAATCGCCCCGCCAAGAGTTGAGGCAGCAGTTTTACCGCCCACACCAGCCAAGAACCGTTCGACACCGAACGCGCCGGTCGCACCGCCCACTAATGCAGGGACAAACGACGCACGACGCGCCGCAGTGTTAGCAGCGTCTTCTTTTACTTTCTCTAGCGGTACGCCTTTTTCGATTTGGCTACGGATGAAGTCGTTCTGTAGAAGAATCTCATCCGGCGTATCCATCACCATCTTGTACGCTGAGCCACCAGCGTCACCGCCAGCCATCGCAGCGTTAGTCACAATACCAGCGCCTAGACCCAAACGTCCTGCGGTTTTTTCTGTGAGGTTAAGTAACTGCGCCGTTTTAGTCGCGCCTTTGATAGCTAGACCGGGGCCAGCAAAAGAGCCCGCTGCTTGTGCCGCCGCTTGGAGGGGGCTAGTGGCTACATACTTAGCAACCGCACCGACTTCTTCACCTGCGGTTTTAGCGCCAGCCAGATTGCGCTGGAACTCATCACGCGCAGCCTTGACCATGTCGCTTTGCGACTCTTCGCCTTTTTTGATTAACTCGTCTACAGCCTTCGAAAACGAGCTACCCGGAGACACGAAGTCAGCTGCCGCCTGCACACCGCCCAACGCTGCGTTGGCAACGCTAATTACTGTGTCATTTAAGACAGCAGCGACGTTACGCGTCTTGGGTTCTGGCTTGGGCTGAATGTCTATCTTACGTTCAGCGAACAAATCTCGCGGCTTAGCACGAGCCGCTTCCATTTCAGCAAACAGGTCACGAGGCATTATTTAAATCCCCAGTTTTTTCCTTACTTCTTCCTCGGATATCCCGTACTTCTTAGCTGTATAAGAAATATCTTCAGCTGTAGGCGCAGGCGCAGCTTTAGGCGTCTCAGAATCTTTTGTCCTCACAGTGCCACGCGACATCTGAGCGATTAGACGCTCCTCAAGTTCTTTTCTCTCGTCCTCAATAGCTTTAAGTTCTTTCTCAGCGCGTATACGTACATCATGTTTTTCAGGTAGATAAACAATTTTATCTTTCAAGTCTGAAACGCGCTTCTCAACTCGTTTATCAAACTTCTCCAACGCCGCGTTGATCTCTTTATTTTCTTTAAGTTCTAGGCCAGCGCCGCCCGCGCCAGTAGCAGCTGCACGAATACGCGCTTCTTTAACGTCAAACTCGCCCTTCAGCTCAGCAGCCGCCAGACCAGCCAAATTCTTCTGTCTGTCCTGATACTCATTTGCAATCAGTTCAGAACTCTTAATACTTAAACTAGCAACCCTGCCTCTAGCCTCATTGAGAAGCTTTTGTGCCTCATCATAGTTACCTTTCTTATCGAGGTACTCGGCGCGGTCGATCTCGCTCAAAGTCTTCTGAATGCTTCTTTGCAGATTAGTTGCATACTTCTGATCGTCTATCAAATCAGGCACGGCGCTGTTGATAGCCGTGAGCGCAGCTTTCAGTACAGGGCCGGGGGTTGAGCCAAACGTAGCCCATGCCTGCGCCCAACGTAGATACTCAGCTTTCTTAGCGTCACCCTGAGCCTGCTCCAAGAACTTCTTATTGTCCGCACGGTCTTTTGCAAAAATAGCCGCAGGATCAAGTCCATATTTTTTGAAGTCCTCTTCTTTGCGTTTCATTATCCCTTCAACGCCACCAGCAACTTCTCGTTCTGCTTCAACCTGTTGTCTTCTTAACGAAGCTATTTCAGGCGCAATCGGGCTTGGCTCAGCCAATGCGCGTTTAAACTCCGCCTGATATGGGCTTTTTTCTACAGGCGCGGGCTTCGGTGCAGCGGCTTTCGGGCGTGTAGTTACCGGCTTCGGCTCTTCTTCATCTGGGTTTTTAGGGAACGGGGTTTTTACCTGATCAATACCGCCCTCTTTAAACGCCACAACACCACCACCAGCCATGCCACCGCGCACTGTATCTCGGCGTTGTTTTTCGGCTTGAGCAATCCCCATAGTCTCAGGATCAGTGTCACCGCCTAACTTGGCTTGTAGTTGCCCATCAGACAATTTTTTCATCATGTCAGGCAACTTATACGGATTAACGCCAGACGCAATACCGCCAGACGCCATCTCCTTAATCTCGCCGCCCTCTTTTGCACCAAATGCACCGGCTTGCTTCAAGTTAGCGTATGCACCAGCCAGACCAATGCCCTGCTGTAAAAACGACGGCTGCGCCTGATACATCTGAGTTGTAGCCGCTTGCATCGGCAAGCCACGCAGCATATTAGACAGCGTACCTAACTGAATAAACGGATACTGCTGTGAAGTAGCATAGTCTTGAATGATCTGATTCAAACGAGACTGCTCATAAGCTTGTTGTTTAGCGCCCACGTCGTACTGCTGGCCTAGTAGTCCTAGCTCCTGCTTGTACTGTTGTTCTCCTAGCGCACCCAATTGTCCAGCGCCTTGCAGTGCCTGACCGTAACCTTTCATGCCTAACTCAGCGCCAAACTGACGTGACTGTTCCCGCGCCTGTTGCGCCTGCATACGCATCTGCTGGTTAGCTAACTGTGCTTGTAGTCCTGCTTGTTGTTCCGCATTGAACTGCTGCTGAGCTTGTTGGAACGCGCTTTGCCCCCCACGCGCCTGAATGTCGCCCATCTGCTGCATCAGATTACGCTGACGCTCTGCTTCAACCAGCCCTTGACGAGACCCGCCAAAGGCACCAGCTTGAACCGCTTGTGCTTGTTGTCTTTGCCCTTCAATCGCTGACTGACGCGCTAGTTCTCTTTTCTCAACATCAGTAGCTGCTTGTTGGTACGGCGACATATAAGCTTGTGCCATACCGGGGTAGATAAATGAACCTGTACCTACATCTCCTGTGCCAAACATCCCCGGCATATACCCGCGCCCTGCCTGTATGGAACCTAAAGTTGCAGTGCCTGTAATATCTGAAGCCGCCGCAGTTTGCCCCGGTATCTGATATTGACCAATACCTTGCATAGCTCTTGCCTGCATAGGGGTAAAGCCAGCTACAGTTTCGCCTGAACCGCCTCTGGCTCTAGCATATTGAGAGTAGGACTGAAACGGTTGGAAACCAGTGATGTTTCCTTTAGGGTCATACCTATATACTTGTTTTTCTGACGCCCCCATCATCCGCTCAACGTAGGGTTGAGCATATTCAGGAATGTTTGAGGTCTGAGTAACAGATGTCTGCGGGCCACCACCGCCGCCATGCAGCTTTATCTTGCCACCTTCTTTTTTGAAAGCATCAACAGGCAGGTCAGGGATACCTGCTAATGCCATGGCGCGGTCATTGAATCTCATAATTTTATCCTCATTACCTGATGGGTTACTTCTAGCCCAACCTTTTCGTACATCCGAACTATTGATCCTTTAGCCCATATTTGCGCGACTGTAGCGCCATGAGACCTCATCCAGTTGTACAACTCTTCAATAACGTGGGGGCGCACAATGCCTTTGCCTCCCATTAAATTACCGTGCGCAACACGCTGCGTCGGGTAATCAAGAATATCTATTGCTGCTGCACCTGTAATACCTTCACCCGGCTCATCCCACACTACTAAATAAGTACGCCCAGTACGGATAGCGTATTCAAGCAATTCAATCTTGTTTAAATCTGGATCAAGATCAATTGCACGTTGCAATAACGGAGCCGCTATGGGCCAGACTTGTGGTAGTTCGTTAGGGTGTATTTGATATAACGGCATACTTACGCAGGCAGGTGTTTATCGGCACGGCTATTAACTGCTACTTTCTTCTTTCCAATAGACTTTTTACGCGTATTCTGAATTCGCTCCATCATCGCGTATAGTTTTCTTGCGCCAGCTTCAGTTGAACCGTTACCTAGCTCCGACACGATACGCGCAGGGATTACAAACTCACCATCAGCAAGACGAGCAGGTTGACGCTTGCCAATAACAGCAGGGATAGAATCAGATACTCCATCGCCGGGCCCCCTCAATAAACGTCCACCATCAGAATAACTGCCGAGACCACCCATGATGCCCCCACTAGCAGCCAACTCAACTGGTACATCCATATAAGTGTCTATGTCACCTAAACTAGTCTTAGGCTGTTGAAACTGTGGTGTTTTAGTTTTCTTAGCCAGACGGTTATGTTCTTCTATAGCAGCGGAATATGGACTGCTTAACATCTGGGTGCGGCTACGGGGAACAATACCTTTGTCAAATCTGTCGCTTAATGACTTAGCTTCAGAAAGTTGACTGGCTCTTTCTTTTTCAATGTCTTCATACGCTTGTGACAAACCCTTAGTGGCGCGCTGCTTACGCGTCTTAAGCCCATACTCTCTTGCCATCTCATCCGAGATGCCGCCTTCGGCAAATCTAGGTTCCCCACTATAAGCAGTCACCCCAGCATCGCCGCTTGGTGAAATAACATTAACAGCTTCAGGACGTTGCACCATCGGGTTACTGTACATCGGCGTATTGATACCAGCCATCGGATAACCAGTATTAGCGCCCACGGCATTCATTGCCGCCATTTGTTCAACTGGGCCACCAATTGCATACCCTAGATGCTCGTATGACGGAGTAAACGACGTGGTTGAGGGCTCAGCACGTTCAAAGCCTGACATGTCTACTGTGCTCTTGTATTTACCCTTTTCTTTTTCTTCTGGCTGCTTCATGTACTGACCAAGCGACATTAGCCCCATGCCAACATATTCAGGTTTATCTTTGGTAAATTTAAGCGCGGTCTCAAATCCCTTTTCAAGCGGGCTCATGTTTGCAGCAGCTTCTTCAGCGGCAAAGCGTTCGGCGGTTCGACTAGACTGTTGGAATAATTGGTTTTGTTGAGCAAGATCAGCAGGGCTTGCACTTCTAACAGCTTCAGGAACTGCACTTGATTGGCTACCAAGCGGGGGAATCTTAGCGGGGGGCGGTGCATTAGCAACGGGCGGGGCAGCTGGGGTCGGAGTAGCCGCAGGGCCATAAGCAGGTTGAAGCCCCGGCAGGGTACCAGCAGGGGGTAATGTAGTAGCAGGCGCAGCAGGCGCAGCAGGCGCAGCAGGCGCAGCAGGAGTGGGTGGGGTAAACGGCGTACCAGCAGCAGGGCCTTGCGCTAGACCTTTTTCTACAAGTTGAGTTTTTCCGGCTAATTGTTCAAATTGTGGAAACTTAGACAAATCTGTGGGGTTTGCTTGAATTTGCGCAAGCTGTTGCTCTAGGGTCATATTCTGAGCCCCTTGCGCTATCCCCTGTTGCGCTGCTTGTTTACCGGTCTCAACAGCGGCTTGTTTAGCGGCTTCAGCGGCGGCTTGTTTACCGGCTTCCAGACCAACCTGTTTAGTAGCTTCAAGTCCCGCTTGCTTCATTCCCTCTTGGATGACGGCTTGCTTGGTAGCTTCTAGGGCGGCAGTCTGTGCAGCGGCGGTACCCGCTGCGGCTAGTCCAGTACCCGCTCCAGCAACGACAGGAGCAGCAACAGCAGGGGCAGTCATGCCCGCTGAACCTATAGCTACAATAGTGGCTGGGTCAAAATAGAGGCGTATACCGTCTCTGCCGTAGCCGTTGAATTTATTGCGGATAATCATAAGTAGCTACTCCTATCACATCTTAGGCGGATTGTATCGCCTTCCACACCATATTTGACAAACCCAAGCCGCTCACAAAAGCGCAGCCCCGCTTTATTTTCTGCCGCAACCGAGGTCACTACATGCCCATACTTATTAATAGCGTTGCCCAGCACGGTCTTTATATCTGCACGGATACTGGCTCGTGGTTTTTTACCATAGCCAACATGTAACTCGTTATCTTTTGATAACACCCCACCAATGACTTCACCGTTCTCAGTTAGTGGTACAACGTCCCACCCCCTAACTGCTTCAATATACTCAACGATCCCAATAGTTAGCCTATGTTTAACAGACTCATACAACATAATCAAGGCTCTGTCTTGGGGGGTCATGTTCAGTCTGTCAAATCATAGTAAGACATCGCTCCAATGATGTCGTCGGTGCCTGATATTGTTCTAGCCGCTACTGTAAAAATGTCACTCACCCCGGCAAGTGATGAACCAAGCTGTAGCTCAAAGTTATACGATTCCCCGGTGCTTACTACCCCACTACCTTGATTACTGCCAGATACATAATCCAGATCAACAATAGTGCCGCCGGTCAAGGCAGTTGCCGCCACATCCAGTTCCACGTTGGTTGAGGAACTAGTAAAAGAAGCGCCTGTTAGTGTTGGGTTTTTGATAAGCACTACTTCGTAATCTAACGTCGATCCAATCGGAATAGCGTGATACACCGAGGGCAACACCACCGCCCCTAGCGACGTGCTCTTTAACCGGATAGATACAATCGGCACAAAAGTAGTTGTCACCCCGGTCAGCGTTGTCGTGCGCCGTGCCCAACGGGGAATAGCGCGCTGGTCATATCCCCCCTCTGACATTACCGAGGAACAAATCTGTGTCAGCGTAGACGACGATGCAGTAGCTGCGGTGTTTTCAATCTCATAACGTACCGGCAAAATAGCCGTGGTCATGTAAACCTTGTCAAGATCGTTAGCATTATTGAATGTGTGGCAGATGATGTATTGCCCGTCAATAATGAACCCACAGCGTACAGACCCTACCCCCAACCACTCGAAGTCCATCCACAGAATCTGAGCCTTAGTCAGGTCAAGCGTGATGCCAGACGCCCCAGTGCCATCGAGTTTGTCCCCGTTCCACGAAGATTGAGCCACGGCGCGCGCATCGCTAGGAGTACCTGACGTATTAGTACGCAAAACAAACTCTGGCTCACCGGTATTTGCCAACTGCAAAAACACACCGTTATCGGTATTAAAGTACCCCACACGCTGCCGTAAGTTATCTTTTTTAGCATTTAGCACAAACGTCGCCAGCACCAACAACCCTTTACCGGGCTGATACGGAAACGAACGAAACGTCTGGCGAACTACCTTACTCCCCGAACTTGTGGTTACCGCCATGTCAACACTAGACTCATTAGTCACAAATGTCGCGGTTCCCCCCGTAGTTAGCGACTCATCAAACTGTGGATCTTTATCGTAACGATTCTGGCTATCAAACAGTGTGTACGGGTTGGATACTCGCAACCGACCAAAAGCATCTGCCCCCGTGCCAGCACCGTATACGCCAATAGGTGAACCTGAAGCCATAAGCAGACCTATGAAGTTATCCAACGTATTAAAGTACTGACGTAGGATGTTGTTAAGAGTGTCATGGTAGCCTCGGTCATACTGCACTGGCGCAAACGGTAACGCTGGTGCTTTTGTCCGAGTAAGTTGAACTGCTTCGGTAGTAATAATCTGTGTTGATGTCATAAATTAACGTCTGCCGTCAGGTCTAACATCAAGTCTTGGCACACCCAATTGCCACTGCGTACCCAACGTATCTGACTCAATCTTGAACGCCATCTGCCGCCCACGCACGCGTGTGTACACAATCTCAGTGAACTCTTGCACGGTGTAGTTATGCATGGTGCCGTAGTTCTGCGTAGACTCTACAGTCGGGCTCGGCGCTGTACCGTAAGGCGAGCCGGGATTCTGCCGTGGGCGCATCGTCATTGTGACTTCAGGGCGTGTCGGGCTGGGGCTGGTAGAACCGTCAAACGTGATGTCTGGCAACATGCGCCATACAAAGCCATAGTTATGCCCATCACCAATATCAAAGTCAGATGACTGGATATATGAGGTTATCGGACTCGGTGGGTTAGTAGTCCCGTCGTCGATCCCTAGCTCATGGAATACAAGCTGATTGCCAAGCGTCGCAGCCATCGGGAAGTCTCTTAGCGGAGAGTCTAACCACGCAGTACGCCCAAGTTCGCCGTAGTACCACACTCGGTCAAGGTAGTTAAATATCACATACCGGTCAATAACATTGGAATCAGCTGAACAATAGAACCACCAGATTTCACTAAACCCTTCGTTAGTACCAGCAAAGCACTGTGCAAACTGATCGCGGTTGATGTTGTTATAGACATAAGTACGCACCGCGCATGGCAGCGTCTCTACTCGGCCTGAGTAGACGTAGAACTTATCAACACCCATCCAGTACACAACACCCGCCGCAGTTGCCATCGCGTTCTGCGATACGATAGAAATGTTGTCTGCCAATAACGTAAAGCCCCATACGAACGGTGGGCCAAGATACTGCATGGAGTAAATGGCTGCATCAGTCCAAACAACAATTTCCTGACGAGTTTGTAGGGCTCCTATGATAGAAGAGCCGTGAGATAACCTGTAGCTACCTGCTTGGTTTGTTGCGGTCGGCGTCCAGTCGGTATAGCTTTCCTGCGCAGACCAGCGAATTAACATGGGGTCTTGTTCAGTCTCGCTATAGTCATTACAGCCAAACGCAATCACAATCCGCGACGAGTCGGACACAAGAATTTCATTGATGATTGAAGGTACATCTGATGTACCTAATAGCGTAATGCCAGCTGTAGTGCCTGTCGCTGCGGCACTCATAATGTATGTGCCCGTACCGCCCGTGCCTGTGCCAAATGCTGTGATAGTTGTGCCCAAGGGTATATTCGTACCCGACACAGTCATGCCTATGATAATAGAGCCAGACACAATTGACTGCACCGTCAAGGTGGTATTAGAAGAAGTATCTGCCGTACCAGAGAACGACCCTATCAATACACCGCGTGTAGCTACATCAGGCATGTTACCCGGCCCCGGCGACCAGTAATACAACGCGCCTCGTCTAGGGTTAAACAACAAGTCTTGACCAAAATTACTCTGGCTCCACAGACGAAGCTGTGTGCTGTTATTACCAGATGCAGACTGCCCCCAACCGTAGTAATCCCCAGCGTCGTAAACAATTTCGGCATTGAGATGTGATGCTGCTATCGTGCCTAGCGCCCCACGGGTGCACCCCAAGAACTGGGTCGCGTTTTTAGAGGTGTACGTAATAAGCTCGTCGTCAATCAGTATGATGCCGCTTGCTGAAAAGTTAGCAGTAGAGCCAACCGTGATTGTGGTAACCGAGTTGTTAATGCCACCATTTAGCTGCGTAATGAAAGAGCCGGTAACAATGCCACCCCACAACCCTGCGCCCCAACCATCTTGGAATGTACCAACGCTAGTACCATTATTAATCTGATATGCGGCTGTAACCGTACCCCCACCTGTTGCTGTTGAGGATGCGTTAGAAGAAGCAGTTATGGTGTAGGTATTACCGTCGATGTAAGTAATTGCATATTCACCGTTTAGGTTCAACCCACCAACAGTTGACGCACCAGAGTACGTCACAAAGTCTCCAGTAATAGCACCATGCCCGATGTCGGTAACGGTCACTACGTTGAGGTTTATGGTTGTAGAAAACGGATTAGTTAAAGTAGCAAACCTGCGAATGGGCGTGATGTCGTAGTAAATACTACCGTACTCAACATAAAACTTACGTTCGGTGCCTACGCCCATTAAGTTAAAGAACTTAAGCGTGACCCAGTTCCATAATGAGCGGCATGTGCCTATAAACGGTATCGAAGATAGCGCTGTCCAACCACCAATCTTTTCAGGGTACCCAGAGCGAAAGCGCACTTTGTCGCAATCAAACCAGCCACCTTCGTTGGCGAGCGTCGTGCCTTCGCGGTTTACACCGGGGCGGAACTGAAGTTTCTGTAGCGGCATTTATTTCACCGTTTGTCTTGCGGCGTTGTATTGTTTGACGCATTGGTCGAGGGCTGCGCGGAGTTCGTCGGCTTCTCTAGCGATCCTGACAAGAAATTCGCCATCCTCTCTGTAAAGCTCTTTTCCACTACAGGCGGCTGGTCGAGTACTGGAAGCACCGGACACGGCACCGCTTTCGGCGGGGCGCTCCTGCCGGTCGCGCAGGCTGTTAGACAAAGCGGTAGCACGAGCATTAATATTCTTGATCTCAGCATCCTTTTCCCTCCGCAGCCTGTCTGCCGCTGCCTGCATTTCCTGCTCACGCGCTCTAGCGGCTTCCTGCCCTTTAGCGTACTCGGCGTACTGCTCCGCCTTCTCTTTATCCCACGCCTGTTGAACTTCTGCGCGACCCGCAGAGTTGCCTTTATAATACCCGCCCCCAGCCGCTGCGCCAACAGCTAACACGAAGCCAAGTATTACCCACGGGTTCATTTGGGCGGCACCTTGGTCCCATCCAATTTCTTATGGACGGTGATCTCTTTACAAACCTGCACTTCCTTACCCTTCTTGTCCTTCTGAGTGTTGCAGACCTTCTTCGTTTCGGCAGCGTGAATCTGAAACACTAAGAAAGCACTTAGCAAAACAGTAACAGCCATGCGTAGATAGATAAACATCAGTTGATCTCCGGGTGTGGTGGTTGTACTGGGGCGGGTTTGCCGCCGTAGCCTGTGGCGACAGGTTGGGTTGTTGAGTCTAGGATTGGCTCCATGCGTACAGGTGTTTGGGTGGGTGCAGGTGCCTTCGGTGCTGGTGGCGTCGGCTTATCTTCCCGCTCTTCCTTGGTGGATAGCCCCGGTGGGGTGAACTGAGGCAACGCATCTTTACCTTTAACTGCTAGTAGCGTAGCCAGTGAGCCAAGTATGTACTTGGACATGTCTGACAAAATTAGGAAGAACTGTTTGTCCGCCGGGGCCATGCCCGTCATTGGTTGCGTCACCCAAACCACGCTGTAGAGCGAGATGCCGACCATCATTACGACGGTGAAGCAAAAAGTCACCGCGATACAGAACTTAATTACCGCATCGTGTTGTTCCTGTGTTAGCGCAAGGAACTGGCTGATCAACTTTAGCGGGTTCATTGGTTTCTACCTTTGCATCTTCAGGTTTTACAAGCTGGTCTGGACAGGTGCCGGTGCTACTACAGTACGGTCTCTTGCATTCTTTCTTTTCCCAATTTTCGGGATTTTGGCAAGGATATCGGTACTGATCACACCCACTAAGCCAGACGACTACCGTTATTAAGCATAGCCAACGCAATCTCATAGTGATGCTCCCTGTCTTCCAATCCGATATAGCCACCGTTAATCGCACGGGTTAAGCCTTTAAAATCATTCGCGTCGCACAGCTTGTTCAGCTTATTAGTCTCCCAGAACCAGCAGGCGCTCTGTGCCGCGCCCTCGAAGGTCTCCAAGTATTCCGACGCTTGCTCCGGCGTTAAATCAAGCGACGCACCAAACCAAAAATAATTATCCTTGCCCGTCAGCTGGAGAATTCCCCTGCCCCGGTACAGCCAGCCCTGTTCACTTGCCTCATCCCCGTTACCCATCCGGTTAGCGTACACACGGCTGGCGATCTTTTTCGGGTTGCGCTCGTACTGCTTGGCAAGCTCAAGGGTTGGGAAGTACTTGGGGAACACGCGCATGAGTCCTGATGCGCTGTAGTTCAGGTTCTCTGTGACAAACACAAAGCCGCCCGACTCATGCCCACATTGGGCTAGGAAAGCCGCAACGCGCTTGGTGGTGTTGATCTGATACTCTTCTAGCAGAGACTTGCCGCCTAATTCAGTCTGTGGGCCGAATAGCGTGTCGTACCACTGCTGGGCGTATTTGGTATTGGGTGCGAACTTCTTGAACTGTGCCAGCGTGATCATTGTCCGTACATCCTCTCAATCTGTATCTCTTTGCGCAGCTCCCGCATCTTCCTCACCTCATGCACCGCCGCTTGGGTGGCGTAGTACATGTCGTAATACATAAACGCTAAGACCGGCATCACGATAAAGAACATCAGCACAACTGCCAGCACTACGACAATCAGTGACCAAGGGACGTTCTCGTAATCATGCTTCTTGTTGTCAGCCACATTAGTCCCACCGCCCATGCTATTACGAAGAGTACTGCCGAAACCCACATTGCCTTTGCCCGGACTTCCGCTATTCTTCTTCTGCGTCGCCATGATGCTATCTGCGCTTGTCTAATTTCTTCCTCGTGGGCTACCTCCTGCTCTGCAAGAATTTGCTGTCGCATCTCATCAAACTTACCCCACAACGCGCCTAACTCCGGCGGGGATTGGTACACCATTGTCTCTCTGATCTCTGTCCATATGGCATCTAGCCGTGACGTAATCAGTATCCGACGCAACGCGCGCTTACCCACACTTTCTTCGCCCTTGTAAACCTGTTTAGCTTCCAACTGCTCCTTCAACAACAACTTGCCAATCGCGTCATGCGCGTCCATCAACTTACCTAAGTGCTCACCAATGTCGGTATATACATCGTGCGCATCCGTCTTGGCTATCTGCTGAACTCGCTCAACCTCGGCGTTGTACTGCATTTTCTGCTGCGGGGTTGGGTCAACGATCTTGTTGTACTGTTCCTTTAAGTCTTTCAGCACCCCACTGACATCCCCCGCTGCGCCTTTGATCTCTTTATAGAGTTGGCAACCCTTTTTTACAGCAGCGACAGCCGCGTTAGCCGCAGCGAGTAGCGTTAGCGGGTCAATTTACTTCCTCCGGCTTGGGTACTTGCTCGTTAAACTGTGCTACCAGCTTCTGCCACAGAGGATGCGCTCCTGACTGCGTTGGCAGGTTGCCGATTACCTGTACGATAAACTGCGCTTCGTTTTGGTCTAGTTCGAATTTCATGGTTGTGCCTTTAGTGCTGCGGCTTCGCGGGTGTTTCTATCCTGATATTGCGGCAACGATACAACCAGATTTATAAAATCTTCTTTGTTACTTGGTATAGGATCTGTAAATGAAGGATCATTCATCAGCCGCTGTACCCAATCAGAACGCATACGTTTAAAACAGTTGTCGATTTTTCCTGTTACAGCTTCGTTAACCCATTGCTCTATGTCCGCTAAATCGTTAAGCAACACTTTTTGGTCAACGTCACTAATTGAAATTGTGATTTGAATAGCCATTTTCATTCCTTTTAACCAAGTAAATATCCAGCAAAACGAGTCCAAGTAGCACCTGAATACAGCGCAATAGTTCCACTACTAACACTTGCAACTTCACAATAAGCAGTATCGTTTGCGTCCATATCTACAATTTGAGAAATACCATAAGATATGTAGCCATCGCCAAATGTCACCCCTGTTGAAACCTCTAGCCTTCCGGGGTTACCAAAGAAAAAAGTCCTATTTGAAGTTATCAATGCAACATCTATTTCTTGACCGTTGGTAATTGCTGTAAATAAAGCTGTGCAAGTAAATAGATATTTACCTGTTACAGGTGCAGTAAATACTCCGGTAGATGCGTTGTAATTTGAACCTTCGTCATATACTTCAGACGCAAAAATTAAATCGCTACCTGTTGTCAAACCAGTTTGGTTGCCAGAATCTCTTGTAGCTAAAAACGCTGGTTGGTTTGGCTTTGTTACTTGCCCTGATGCGCTAATCCGCATACGTTCGGTGTTGTTTGTGCCAAAGAGTAGAGGCTGGTTAGCTACGTTATAAACGTAACCAAAAGATGAGTTGTCAGTCAGCAGTCGTAATGTTTCTGTTCCATTGACCAATAAATTTAATGCGCCGCCGTTACTTGCGTTATTAATCGACAAAACGGTTCTGTTCGATATGGTTGCTGGTGTAGATGTACCAATCCCCACGTTCTGCGCTGACGTAACCCGCAACGCTTCCGTACCACCCGTAGCTACTGCCCAAGTATCCGCAGCAGGGTAGAAGATGCCCGTGTTGCTGTCTGTGCCTTCTATTGCGGGGTTGGACGCAGTACCATCTACGCCGCTGACTCCGTTTGTGCCGTCTAGTACGAGTGGCATGGTTATATTCCTTTCAATGCTGCGACTTCGTGTTTCATCGGATCATCCATTCTTCAACAGTTGCGGAAACATCACGCATTTTTATCCAGCGGTCATTCACGGGCTGACCTTTGAGAATCTTCACCTGACCGACTAAACCCACGATAATCCACTCAGGACGGTTCTCGCGGTTGACGTACTCAGCATCAGGATTCCATGCAGGGTTCAGCTTGTAGTGCTGGAGCTTGTTACCATTGCCATCATGTGTCTTGACCACCGCATCATCAGGCACAGTCACGCCAGCAGGAATGTTGTGCGACTCGTAGGTTTTCAGATTACCTTCCTCATCCGTCCACTCAAATACATCGTGGTCTTCCATGATGTAACGGTCAAAGTCATCTGTCAGGTACTTGTTCGCCCACTTGTTCCAAGCGGTATTACCCACGACCATCGATGCTTTGCTTGGCTCTTTAGGACGCACCACACCCATAATTGCAGACGCGGGGTCTTGGTCAGTCGCTTCACGAACCTTATTGCCATCTAACACTACGGTCGCGCCTAGCGTCAATGCTGTACCTGTAGCAGACTCAAAGAATTCAGCGTAGTCAGCGCCGTTGTTGTTCCAAGTGCCATCAGCGTAGCCGTTGCCATCGCCACGAAGATTGAATTCACGGTCACTACCATTTGAGGAATAACCGGAAAATAAGCTGTATGCAGAGTTTGCTGCTCTAGTGGCAACAGATTCAATAACATTTCCTGCCAAACTAGCGTTTGAGGAGGCGACTTGTAAATTACCAGCAGTAGTACCTGAATGAGCGCAATTAATTGCATTGTAAGAATTGTCGCTTGCATTTACTGCAAGCAGCGCACCGGGGCTTTGTATGCCAATCCCAACAAAACCACCGCTGGTAATACGGACGCGTTCGGTAAGATTCCCCCCATTGGGGCGAGTCATAAACTTTAATGCGCCAGCATAGTTTCCTGATGTACTGTTTTCTTTGATTCCCGCTATAGAACCCATTCCAGCAAAACTACCACTACCATCATATACAGCACCAAACAAAACAGAAGGGCCTACCCCAGCGCCCTGTGCAGTAGTGCTATACAAGGATTGCAATACATTGGTATCACCTTCACCAGCGTCTACAACCGCACCTTGAACTCTTAACCTTCCTGTTGTCGAAGTCGTGCCAATACTAAGGTTTCCACTCGCATCCAGCGTCATTGCTTGGGTGAAGGTGATAGCGTTTCCTGCTGTGCCGGAAGGGGCGATGTACCAGCGATTCACCCCACCAGATTGCTCATAGTAATTTGCTGCTCCAGTTCTAGCGTAACGATATGCACCACCGTTATAAATAGTGTTGTGATATATGTTAGTAACGCTAGTATTTGCAACTACTGCTGCGCCAGCCGCACCTAATTCAAAAACGGACGCTCCAATACCCGTCCAATTACTCGGCGTTACCCCTAGCCCAAGGTTGCCGGAGGAGTCGATACGCATCGACTCAACACCACCCTCGGTGAACGCAATCGTATCCGCACCCGGAGAGTAAATACCCGTATTCGTATCGCCTGAGAACGTAATACTCGGAGCCGCTGCTGTTCCTGCTTGTACCGTCGTAGGGCTAGTCACAAACGTCGCAGCACCACCTGATGTCAGCGTAATAACGTCTGTGCCGCCTACCTGTATAGCTGCGCTGCCGTCTGAGTTCGCCTTTAGCCCTGTACTCAATTGGATTCTCCTTCATCTGGTGGCAATGGCTGACCGCCTTCTTCCAAGAACTTCAAATAGGCTTGGTAGTCTGTGTTTGCGGGGTCGAAGCAAAAGCTAGTCATAGAACCGTCGCCGTTATCACGCAACACACCGTACTCTTTGTTTTCGATACCGCCTTTGAGCAATTTGTACATTTATAGCTCCGCAGATAATGCAAACGAACCAGATGCTGTATTGTTGAACAGCAATTCATACGCTCTTGTTGCTGTTATTGGTGTTCCTGCAACTGTCCAACCTACATAAGCTAAATTTTGGGAATTTGCAGCATCAATTACCAAATTAGTTAATGTAGTAAGTGTAACGCCGTCAAAGACAGTAAATGTATTGGCAGCAGTTGCTGTCAAAGTCGGTGCAATTCGCATGGTTGCTTTTAATTGAACTTGCGTAAGTCCACCCGAAGTTGACGTTCCCGGACCGTAACCAATTCGCTGATAGTTATTACTGACCCCCGCACCACTAATCACTTGGCAATATCTTTGGCAAAGCAACAACTCCGTACCATACGGTCTGTAATCAAAGCTCGTCGCTGTGCTGCCTTTTTCTAGTTGTACGCCGGTGATGTAGAAGGTTGCGCCGTTGGTTCCGACTACGCTGACTGCGCCTGTTACTGAAAAATATAAAGTGCTACCCCAAGCCCCGGCAGTTCCGCTATACGTAGTTCCTACTCCAAGCCCAAAAGTTACATACATACCTGCGGTATTATCAGTAGCCCAAGTGCCTGTCGTATCGCCGGGAATCGTTATTGTTTTTTGTTCCCAAGTATTTGCCGCAGAAATCGTGTAGCTAAATGGATAAGAGCGAGTGTTGTTTCCGTTGACCAAATTACCGCCAAACGTACCGGTCAGCGAGCTACGCACCCAAAACGACAATGTGACTGTTTGTGCGCCAGCAGCACCCCAACCAAGGTCGGCAACATTAAAGCCTTCAATACCTTGCTGAAGAATAAAATAATCCCCAGATAAAACAGAGTAGGCAGAGGACGAAGTAACGCCTAATGATTTTATAAATCCCGCTGGCGCAACAGAACTTTGTGCGATAGTTGCTTTTGACGATTGCGATGAAGAATATTGCCATCTATCAACGGAATATCCTGTAGCAGTAATTGATGCAGCCCTTTGGTTTATCACCATCGCACCATTGATGATGCGGTTCTTAAAGCCAAACGTATTCGGTAAATTAGCAGCCTGAGCAAAGGTGACAGCCTGATCCGTTCCTACGGTCATCGCAGTCGTACCCGACCCCGTACCCGTCTTGAGTTCCAGTATCCCGGTGTTGTCCGATGTAACCTGTACACCGTCTGTTGCGTTACCCGCTTTAATAACTGATGCCATATTCGCCTCTTATAGAACAACCCAGCGCGAACCGCTAGGCACAGTGACTGTGACGCCGTTGTCAATCGTAATGGGCCCTGTGGTCATTGCATTCTTGGCAGAAGGTATCGAGTAGCTCACCGTCACCGACTGATCATTCAAGAAAAATACCTCATCTGAGCCGCCACCGGTAGCCCCACCACCCAAACTACCCCAATCCGTACCATCATTGCCCTCGAACCGGGTCAGCTGTGTGTTGTAGCGGATCGTACCCTGACCACCTGCCTGCTGTGCCGTATTACCTACCGGGATACGCAGACCGCCCGTACCGTTAAAAATGGCGTTACCAGACGCATACAAGTTACCGAAGTCTACGATATTGGTGCCGTCGCAGTACACCATCGTGGTGTAGCCATTAGGCAGTGCAACCGTCGTACCGCCAGTCGGGGTCGTACCATTAGCCAAGGTAGCAGCAGAAATAGTCGCCGTCTGCCCGGTGCTGTTCTTAACTATGTAGACTTTATCTAGCGGTGGGGTGTAAAGCGTAAATGCACCTACCGGAGTGCCCGTTAAAAGCAGAACCGCTTGTCTTGCCTCATCAGTTAAACCATCTAAAGCTTGTAACGCTTGATTGCCTGTAACGGTAATGCTTACAACACCAGTAATAGCCTCAGTTATTAGTGTTGCCAAGTTGTAGTTGGTCGTAACCCCCCACACACCGGCTTGGTCGCCTGTGCCAATCTCTGCAATCCGCAGATTGTTGTTGTACGTAGTCGCCATAGTTTGTCCTTACACAACCACCCAGCGGGAGCCGTTAGCCACCGTCACCGTTATACCGTTTGCCACAGTGATCGTACCTGCACTCATACCGTTGTAGCCAGAAGCCACAGTCGTATTGACCGTCACATTCTGCGAGTTCAAGTAAATAGCCGCTGTGCCTGCTCCCGGATATACCGCCTGCCCTTCATCTTCATATACCGATTTACTTGCCGGATAGGTAACAAAGACATCTTTACTATTTGCCGCAAAATTAATCTTTGCTGTCGTACCCGACGAGTTCGAAAGCACCGTATCCCGCGATAACGTCGTACCAGATGAGGTATACGTCCCGATCCCGACTTCCCATGTGTTAGCGATGTTGTCAACAATAGTGTAGTAGGTGGTGTTGCCGTTGCCAATAACTGCGAACGACTGAAACCCCGCTACCGCACCGGCAAGAGTAATAGTCCCCTGCCCAGAGGTGGTCGATGTTTCTTTTACCCGATCTGCGACTACAAGTGGCATCGATTACACCGTATTTATCTTGTTCCACGTGGTGCCCGTATCACTATTGATACTGCTCCACCCGCTTCCCCCGCTAGTGTTCATATTTTGCCAATTTGCTATCTGGTCATCAGGGATCAACTCCCACAGCAATCTGGCAAAGAACACTTCCGAGAACCTGACCTGCTCTAGCATTGCCGCAATAAACGTGGCAACCGCTACTTCCGCCTCGGTCAACACAACCGACTCATTAACCGAAACAGCAAAATCAACCTGCGCCGCATTCTGCTCACTAAAGACTATCGACTCGTCAACTGCTGAACTTGTCTCAAACACCGCCGCTTCTACACTAGACGCTTCTGCGGTTTCGTCTTGGTTAGCAAAGAACACCAACGAGACAATCTCATCTTCAGAGCAAGTGACCGTCTCCGATACATCCCCAGCAAAATCAACCTGCGCCGCCTCAGTATCCGAACCAGCAATTGCTTCACTTACGGCTACAACAAAATCAACCTGTGCCGCCTCAGTACTACTTCCGCTTGCAGTTTCGCTTATCTCACTTAAGAAATCTGCTTGCGCTGCTTCTGTACTGCTGCTGTTTACTGTCTCGCTTACTGCTGCGTTGACGTTGAACTGCGCTGCTACCGTATCCGATCCTGTTACTGTTTCACTAATCGCACCAGCAAAATCAACTTGCGCTGCTTCCGTACTACTACCACTTGCAGTCTCACTAACAGCTACAACAAAGTCAACTTGCGCTGCAACAGACTCAGACCCCGTCAACGACTCACTAATCGCACTTACGAAGTCAGCCTGCGCTGCATTCGTATCACTACTAATTACTGTTTCACTAACTGCACCTAATACATTAAACTGCGCAGCAACTGCGTCACTACCTGTAATTGTGTCACTTAAAGCAACCGGAAATATTGCAACTGCGGCTTCCGTGTCACTAGCATTAACTGTTTCGCTTATATTAACGGCGAATACTGTCCCGCCCAGTGCGGAAAAGGGCGCTTGTGCAAAGGTCGTAATACCAAACATGCGCCCTTAACCTTTTATGCTGCCGTCAGTTGATCCTCATCGAACCAGCGCGACTGAGTCACTTCATCGCTGTCAGTCCACGAAATCAAATACTGCACATTGCCGTCTTCATCCATACGCATAGACTCAACCGGACCCTGC